TGTCGCGGCACATCACAAGGCAGACGAGGATAACATACCTCTTTTCGGCTGGGCAGATGATGGATGGCTTACGATGACAAATACACCGACGACGAACCATGATGATGTAATTAAGTGGTTTTTAGAAATGAAGCAGAAGGGCTTCAAGATCAAGCAGATAGGTTTTGACCGGAAATTTGGGCGTGAATTTTATTTAGGAATGAAGCGTAAAGGATTTTCTATCGTAGATCAGCCGCAGTATTTCTACAAGAAGTCAGAAGGATTCAGACGGATTGAAAAACAGGCAAAAGACGGAAATCTATACTATCTCCATTCCCAAGCATTTGAATATTGTGTTCAGAATGTCCACGCCATAGAAAAAACAGATGATATGATCCAATTTGAAAAAGTGATGCCGGAACAGCGGATTGATATTTTCGATGCCGCTGTTTTTGCTGCTGTTCGAATGCTTGAAAATATTGAGCGTGCCGGATCGGCAAGGAAATGGCTTAGTGGGGGTGATTAAATGGCATTTTGGCGTAAAAAGCAAACCAGAGCAGAACCGCAAAGTAGTGTTGGATGGTTTCTAAGCACAGACGCTTACGCCACGCTATGCGTTCCAGGATATACGAGGTTGTCAGACAATCCAGAAGTGAAAATGGCCGTTCATAAAATTGCTGACCTAATCAGCTCCATGAGCATTCATTTAATGCGAAATACGGACAACGGGGATGCCAGAGTAAAGAACGAATTATCTCGAAAGATTGACATTAGCCCCTACAGTCTGATGACTCGAAAGAACTGGATGTATAACATCGTTTATACCATGCTGCTACCTGGTGATGGGAATAGTGTTATATACCCTCAAATGCGTGATGGTTTGATTGAAGAACTGGTCCCGTTAAAACCTAGTGGCGTAGCATTCCAGGAAACGAACAATGCTTATCAAGTATTGTATCAAGGCAAGGTGTTCGCTCATGATGAAATCCTTCACTTTTCCATGAATCCGGATCCGGAAAAACCGTGGCTTGGGACAGGGTACCGTGTAGTACTTAAAGATATTGTCCATAACCTCAAGCAGGCTACGGCTACCAAAAAGGGGTTTATGAGTGGTAAGTACATGCCTAATTTGATTGTGAAGGTAGATGCCAACACAGCAGAACTTTCAAGTGAAGAGGGCCGCGACAGGGTATACGATATGTATCTGAAACGGTCTGAAGCTGGTCAACCGTGGATTGTTCCAGCGGAGATGATCGATGTCGAGCAGATCAAACCACTAACCCTGAATGATATAGCCATCAATGATGCTGTGCAAATGGATAAACGAACAGTAGCTGGACTCATTGGAGTGCCGGCTTTTTTCGTTGGCGTAGGAGATTTCAAAAAAGACGAATATAACGCCTTTATCAATACCCGCATCTTGCCGATGGCGCAAGGGATTGTACAGGAACTGACAAGGAAACTTCTTTACTAGCCGGATCTTTATTTCAAATTTAATCCGCGCAGCCTATATGCCTACGACATGAAAGAGCTTGCCGAAGTAGGAAGCAATCTTTATGTACGCGGGTTGTATTTGGGTAATGAAGTGCGCAACTGGCTTGGTGATTCTCCACTTGAAGGACTTAACGAGCGCGTCATCCTGGAAAACTACATTCCGGCTGGCATGATCGGCGATCAGAAGAAACTCAAACAAGGGGGTGATGGAGGTGAGTAGAGAAACGAGGCAGACGCGCAGCCTACAGACCGAGCTTAAAACACGGTCTGAATCAGAGGATATGGCTATCGAGGGATATTTTGCCGTATTCGGTCGACAAACGGAACTCTGGCCGGGAGCATATGAGGAAATCGCACCCGATGCGTTTAACAGCACGCTTGAAAATGACATTCGCGCTCTAGTAAATCACGAAACCATGTTTGTCCTTGGCCGCAACAAAGCTGGAACTCTAGAGCTTAAGACGGATAGCCACGGTCTTTGGGGGCGCGTCGTGATTAACCCAAATGACTCTGATGCCGTGAACTTGTATGAGCGTGTCAAGCGTGGTGATGTGGATCAGTGTTCCTTCGGTTTTAATATCTTGAAGGAGGAAACGGACTGGCGGGATGACGGCACGGTTAAATGGACCATCCGAGAAATTGATCTGCACGAAGTATCTGTCTGCACGTTTCCAGCCTATGAGGAAACGGGTGTACAAGCCCGTAAGGCCGAAGTGACGCAGTACCGCGAGCGACAACTGAAACAGCGAAAACACCAATTGAAAGAGAGGTTGAAACGAAATGGCACTAAGACAACTGATGATCAGCAAAAAAATTGAACAGCGCAAGGCAGCGCTCACTGAGCTATTGGAACGGGAAAATGGGTTTAATACCCGGTCTTCGGAATTGGAGGCTGCCATCGACGAGGCGAAAACGGATGAGGAAATCGCTGCCGTCGAGGAAGAAGTTAGCAAGCTGGATGCGGACAAAGCAGAGCTGACCGAGAAGAAATCTAAGCTTGAGGGTGAAATAGCCGAGCTGGAGGGGGAGCTTGAGCAGCTTAATAGCAAAGCTCCAAGCAATGATACACGAAGCAAAACCCAAGAAAACGAAAGAGGTGGGCAAGACATGAGCAAAAGAAATCAAGAATATTTCACTCGCGAGGTGGAAGATTTTTATTCAGAACTTAGATCCCGTTTGAAAATGCGGGCTAATGGTAATGTTCTACCTCCAGGAGAAGCTGGAGCCGAATTACTCATACCGGATATTATTGTAAACCGCATTCGGGAAAGAATCGGAGATTTTACAACACTGTACCCGTTGGTAGATATTGTACGCGCTGGCGGCCGCGTCAAGCTTATCCTAGATGTGGATACAAAAGAAGCCGAATGGCTCGATCAGAGGGGAGCTCTTCCAGAAAGAGATGATTCCGAACTTACGGCTGTTGAGTTTGACGGCTTCAAAGTTGGGCGGATTGTCTACATTGATAATTCACTTTTGGAAGACAGTATCATCAACCTGGACGATTATTTGACGAAACGTATCGCGAGATCTATCGCCAAAGCGCTGGACAAAGCAATCTTGGTTGGTACAGGAAAAGAGGATAAGCAGCCTGAAGGAATCTTACCTGCTATCCCAACTGCCAATAAAAAGACAACGCCTGTGAAGTATGAAGAGCTTATTCCAATGTTGGGCTTGATCGATACCGGGGAAGACGCAACTGGAGAAATTATTGCTGTGGTGCATCGTCAAACGTATTACGCAAAGTTGGCCACTCTTTCCCTACATGTAAATGCTGTGGGACAAGATGTCGTGATGTTGCCGAACCTGGCTCAACCCAATTTCCTTGGACTGCGGGTTGTGTTTAGCAACTACATGCCTAAAGACCATATCCTTTTCGGTGTGTTTGACAAATACACCTTGATTGAGCGCGAGGGGACACGCGTTGATATGTCGGCGCACTATAAATTCCGCGAAGACCAGACTGCTATCCGAGGTGTCGGCCGTTATGACGGGAAACCCGTTAAACCAGAGTCCTTTGTGATTGTTCAGTTATCGGACGAGGATAAAGGCACAAGTAAAGCAAAGGGAACCGAAGGAAAATAAGAATGGCTAATCTCCTGCCAAGAGGAAGAAGGTTAGAAGATGGATATTAGTCAAATCGTTGCACTTGTCAAAGAGCGTCTCGGCATTCGCACAGCGGTCAGGGATACCTACCTGACCGCTATTGTGGAGGGCGTAGTCAGGGAGCTGCGGAATGAAAAAGGTATCTCTTTGCAGGAAAGTGACGCCAATCACTTGATGTTTTGCGTCGATTACGCATCCTGGCGATATCAGTCCCGGGATGAGTCGGGAGCCATGCCGAGGCATTTGCAGTACCGGCTCCATAATCTGATAATTTCAGGGGGTAGGGACAGTGACCTATGACCATGAATTAATTCTGATTGGTCAGGCGTACCAAAAGGACGAGATCGGCAACCAAATTCCGGTTGAAACGGAGACAGCCGTTCTTTGTGCGCTTAAGTCTGTGGGACGTTCTGAGTTTTATAATGCCGCAGCTGCCGGACTTCGCCCGGAATTGATCTTCGAGATGCATGGCTATGAATACGACGGTGAACAGCTTGTTAAGTTTGAGGGTGTACGTTACCGCGTCATTCGTTCTTACGCGGTCGATTTCGAACGGCTGGAACTAACCTGTGAAAGGGTGGCCGCTGATGGCAAAAAGCATACGAATTGACCAACTGGCTGCTGAGCTTACAAAAGCTGTGCGGGAGTACACCGAGGATGTATCAGAAGCTATAGAAAAGAAAGTGGATCAGACGGCGGACGTAGTACTCGAAGACGTGAGACGTACAGCAAGAAAACGGACTGGGAAGTATGCGAAAGGGTTTAAGAAAACCAAACGGGGCAGTGATGGGAAGAGCAGTCGCGTGATTTGGAACAAGAAACATTCCCGCCGGGTGCACCTCCTGGAATTTGGGCATGCCAAACGTAACGGGGGTAGAGTGAGGGCCTTTCCGCACCTTCGCCCGGCTTACGAAAAATACGGGGCCAAATTGCCAGATGATATTAAGCGGATCATTCGAAATGGAGGCAGGATATGAACCAGAAAGAATTGTTTACAGCGCTCCATTCGATCGGTCTCCCAGTTGCGTACGGTGAGTTTCAGAGCCCAGCTCCAACACCCCCCTTTATTACGTATCAATTTGTGTATTCAAGAGATATGATTGCGGACAACTTTAATTATTTGGAAATTTCCAATATCCAGATTGAACTGTATACGGCAAAAAAGGAACCAGCAACGGAGAAACTTGTCCAGGAGAAGCTGAAAGAATTGCGGTTCCCATATTCAAAAGTAGAAACCTGGATAGAGGATGAGAAACTGCGACAAGTAATCTATGAAATACAACTAATAGGAGGATAACGAAATGTCAACTAACAAAGTAACGTTCGGTTTGGAGAAAGTCCATCTAGCATTTGTGGACGATTTATCCCAAACAACAAAGCCTGCATGGAAAAAACCGATTCCGATTCCCGGTGCAGTTCGCTGGACGCCGGAGGCGCAAGGGGATAGTAGTACGTTTTATGCGGATAATACAGCATATTTCGTCACAACAAGTAACAATGGCTATACAGGTGAACTGGAGCTGGCGCTGTTGCCTGACGCTGTTTTAGCTGAACTGCTAGGATGGAAAATAGATAATAATGGGATGTTGGTAGAGTTGTCCGAAGCCATTCCCAAAAAATTTGCTTTGCTTGGACAAGTGCAGGGGGATAAGAGAAATCGCAGGTTCGTATTCTATGATTGTCAAGCTTCCCGGCCGAGCAAAGAACGGAAAACGCAGGCGGAATCCGTTGAAGTGGGGACCGATGTACTATCCCTTACGGTTTCGCCCATTGAGATAGGTGGGCAAATGGTCGTCAAGGGTGATTTAGAGCTAAGTGATACGAATGCTACTGCCTATAACGGCTTTTTTGAATCTGTTTACGTGCCTGTATTCGGTGCTACTGGAGGCGAAGCTAATGCGTGAGATTATGATTGGAGAGCAAAAAGTAAGAGTCAGGGCTACGCCTCTGGCTCTTTTGTATTATAAGCAGGAGTTTAAGAGTGATTTGATCGGGGACATGACGAAGATAGAAAATGCCATACAAGATCCTACTCAGTTTGACACCCTGTTTATCTTGCAACTTATTTGGGCTATGGCGAAAGCAGACGCCCTAGGAAAGAATTTCCCTTCTTTTTATGAGTGGGTAGCAGAACTAGAGACATTTGATATTTCCGATGAGACGGTCGGAGGAACTGCGTTAGAAGAGGCGATGGACGGATTTTTTCGTTCAAGCGTCAAAGAGGCGCTCTCCGAATCGACTCGTGGAGGAGAAGAAGGAAAATCGGTTTGAGATTGATTTGCTCGTTATAGGAAAACAAATAGGCTTATCTTTTATAGAAATGAATGAACTCCGCGTGACCGATTTATTAGATTTAGCAAAAGCATATTCGGGCACGGATGAGCAAGAACCAAAAGAAGCAACGCAGGCTGATATAGATGCATTTTACGGGAGGTGAAATATATTGGCCGAAACCATACGCGGAATAAATGTTGTCATCGGGGCTGAGACAACCGGACTGCAAAAGGCCCTGTCTGACGTAAACAAAAAGAGCAGAGGTATACAATCCGAACTTAGGAAAGTAGACAAACTGCTAAAATTAGACCCCAAGAATACCGAACTCCTTGCCCAAAAACAAAAGCTGTTAAGTGATGCCGTCGCAACTACGAAAGAGAAGCTTGACCGTCTGAAAGCTGCCCAGAAGCAGGTGAAAGATCAATTTGCTAAAGGTGAAATATCAGAGGGGCAATACCGGGCTTTTCAAAGGGAAATTACGGAAGCGGAGCAGAAACTAAAAACGCTCCGAACCGAACTTGGCAAAACGAAACTGAGCTTAAACGGAATTGGCGAATCCATGCAAAAAGCTGGGAAGAAAATAGCAGACGCTGGGAGTAATTTGACCAAAAAAGTTACCCTCCCAATAGCAGGTATCGGGGCTGCTGCTTTAAAAGTCGGAATAGACTTTGAAGCCGGGATGTCGGAGGTAAAAGCGATCAGCGGAGCAACGGGAGAGGATTTTGAGAAACTAAAAGCCAAGGCTGAAGAATTGGGGGCCAATACCAAGTTTTCAGCCAGTGAGGCTGCAAGTGGCCTCAAATATATGGCTATGGCTGGCTGGGACACCAAACAGATGCTCGCTGGCATCGACGGTGTGATGATGCTGGCGGCCGCATCCGGGGAGGATTTGGGACTTGTTTCTGACATCGTGACGGACTCTATGACGGCGTTTGGGCTGGCTGCTGATCAGGCCGGGAAGTTTGCAGATATCTTGGCCGCTGCGTCCTCCAAGTCTAATACAAATGTGGCTATGCTTGGAGAGTCCTTTAAGTATGTGGCACCTGTAGCTGGGGCTTTGGGGTATAGTGCGGAAGATACTGCTGTGGCTTTAGGTTTGATGGCAAACGCTGGGATTAAAGCCAGCCAATCTGGGACATCTCTACGGAGCGCTTTGACCAACTTGGCAAGCCCAACAAAAGAAATGAAAAAAGTGATGAGCAAGCTACACATTTCGATCACGGACAATAAAGGCAAGATGAAGAGCCTAGATACCATTATGCGTGACTTGCGTAAATCATTTGGCGGTCTCACGAAAGAACAACAAGCTTCTTACGCCGCTACGTTGTTTGGCAAAGAAGCCATGTCCGGAATGCTCGCTATAATAAACACTTCAGAGGCGGATTACAACAAGCTATCCAGTGCTATCTACAATTCCAAAGGCGCAGCAAAAGACATGTCCGATACCATGCAAGATAATGCCAAAGGCGGACTAACACAGCTTAAGAGTGCGTTAGAGGGTTTAGGGATTAAAATTTCAAATATCCTCATTCCGGTTTTAAATAAGGTCGTAGACAAAGTTAGAAAAATGGTAGACCGATTTTCTAAGCTCGACAAGGGGACACAGGAAGTCATTGTGAAAATGGGCTTGCTTGCTGCAGCCGTAGGGCCTGCTGTATTTATATTCGGGAAACTGGTAGATACTTTTGGTTCTACCATAAAGGGAATTTCCTCTACCATAGGCTTTATAGGCAAAATTGGAGGCTCAATAAACTCTTTTTCTAAAATTGCCAGTTTGGCGGTTGTTCCTGTACGGGCTTTGGGCAGTGCCTTTATGTTTTTGGCTGCGAATCCGGTGGGGCTCGCCATTACGGCAATTGCTGGACTGACGGCGGCAGGTGTTGCGCTGTATAACCACCTTCAAAAGGATGCGATTCCGGAAGTAGAACGATTTGGCGACGAGGTGTCCGAATCTACCCAGAAAGCGGTAGGGGCTTTTATGGATCTCAATGATAAGGCAACCGTCCAGTTGAATGAATTGGCCTGGTCTGGAAAAACCGTCTCAAAGGAAACCGCTGATAGTCTCACTGGCACGTTTAAACAAATGGGAGACCAGATTATTGAGAACATGGACAAAGATCACGCCAAACAACTCAAGTCCATGGAAGAATTTTTCGCCCAGTCCTCTGCTCTCACTGATAAAGAGGAAATTCAGATCATTGCGAACATGAAGAAAGGACAGGAAGACCGTAAAAAGACGGTACAAGATGGCGTAAACCGGATACTGGGGATTATACAGGAAGCAGCAGATAAGCACCGAGCCATTACGGAAGCAGAGTGGGAAGAGATTGGTAATATCCGAAAGAACATGCAAAGTGAAGCTATCCAGGTCATGTCAGAAAGTGAAGTAGAGCAAAGGGCAATATTAGAACGCATGAAACAAAATGCGTCCGCTCTTTCGGCGCAACAAGCAGCAGAAGTTGTACAGAATAGCGTAAAACAAAAAGACGAAACTATAGCGGCTGCGGAAAAGCAATATAACGATGTCGTGAAAAATGTCATTCGTCAGCGGGACGAAACCGGGAAAATTTCGGCGGAGCAAGCGGACGCGGTGTTAGCCGATGCACTTCGTCAGAAAGAGCAGAGCATTGCAAACGCAAAAGAAATGCATGACAAGGTTGTAGCAGAGGCAAAAAAACAAGCTGGAGAACATGTTAATGCGGTGAATTGGGAAACGGGAGAAACATTAAGTAATTGGGAGATTTTCAAGAAAAAAGTAAAAGCTATATGGGATCAATTACCAAATATTTTCAAAGCTTGCTGGGAAAGCATTAAACAGACATTTGAGGAGTTTAAGACTTGGATAGGTCAAAAGTGGGATGAGGTTTGCAATATTTTCAAAAAAACCAGCCTATTTGAGGCGGGAAGTAACATCATAAAAGGCCTTAAAAGGGGAATGGAAAGTGAGAGTGTGTGGGGCAATATTAAGAACATTGGTGCCGGGATCGTTACCGGGATTGCATCCTATTTCGATATGCATTCCCCTTCAAGATTAATGATGAAATACGGGCGGTATATTGGGCAAGGTCTTGGTATAGGGATTGAAAATAGCATACCGGCCGTGAAGAAAAAAGCTACTCAGATGGCGCAATCTACCGCTAAAGCACTGATGGGAAAAGAAATCCCAACGCTTCCACTTGTAGATGGTCAGATTTCTTTTTCCAAACGACAACACGCCACTTCTCAAATAGCTGGTATTGACTACCAAGCACTTGGAAAAGCTGTTGCTCAGCATGCCAGACCCAATGTGACCATGAACAATACATTCAATAGTCCAACTCCACTTTCACCCGCAGCGACCGCTAGGCAAAATCTAAAAATGGGCCGCCAGTTAGGATTGGAGTTGGGGTTAAGATGAAGCATGTAACGTTTACGAACGCACAAGGTGAAAGTGTTGTGTTTTATAACTCTGCTCCTTTTCTGATCACAAAGCTTGACGGTACAGGTGCACCCACGTCCACCATTCAGATGCAACGTGCACCGTACCAAGATGGGGAAACTTATGTGAGGGGGCTACTAGATCCAAGGTATTTATCTTTGGAAGGTGCAATTCTAGGAAGATCCAGAGAGGATACCTTTAGCCTCAGGAACAAGTTAACACGCGTGCTTAATACGAAACTGGGAATGGGGACATTACAGTACCTCTATAATGGAGGACTAAAGGAGATACCAGCGGTACCTGATCACTCACCTATATTTCCAGACCAGAACGCAACCTGCTTTCAGGCTTTTCTGGTCTCTTTTGTTTGCCCGTCTCCATATTGGCTAGATACGTACACCACAAGCCGGGAGATGAGCTACATCATGGGTGGCTATAAGTTTTCTCTTCGGCTGCCCGTGTCGTTTTCCAAGAGGTCTTTTCAGAGGGGCGTTGAGAATGTTGGTGACGTGGAAACGCCAGTAAAAATCGAATTTAAAGGACCGGCTCAAAATCCTACGGTGTACAACCGAACCACGGGGGAATTCGTCCGGGTTAAAAGGGATTTGGGTGAAAACGATGTACTGCATATTGATACAGAGTTTGGGAAAAAACGGGTAGAAATTGTCCGCGCAAGCGGTACGGTGGAAAACGCCTTTCATTATATTGATCTCGCTAGTACTTTTTTTACGCTGGTGGTTGGGAAAAACAAACTGGAATATAACAGCAATAACGATAGTAGCAAAACAAAAGTTACTGTCAGTTACAGAAACCGATATGTGGGGGTATAAGCTATGGAGCCTATCAGACTCATAGACACAAATTTTAACCTTTTGGGCGAAGTAGATACTTATACATCTCTACAATGGATCAGGCGCTGGCACACACCTGGCGAGGTCGAATTACACATTAGTCCTGGTATGCAGAATGCGGATAAGCTCCAGGAAGATGTGATCCTATTTAAAGCCAGTCGTCCGGAGGAAGCAGCCATTATCAAGCATCGGGAAATTAGTATAGGGGAAGATGGAGCAGAAGAACTCATAGTCAAGGGGAGTATGCTGGCTAGTCTAATCGGCCGACGTATCACGTACCCTCCTCAAGGTAGAGCCTATGACTATATTAACGCACCGATTGAAACTATTATTAAGCAATTAGTAAAACATAACTGCGTGTCCCCGGCTGACCAAAAACGTATTATCCCAGGTTTAATCTGTGCACCTGATCGAGGTCGAGGGGAGAAAATCCAGTTCCAAACGCGGTATAAACCATTGGGCGAAGAAATAGAGAAGCTTAGTTTAATGTCTCAAATTGGTTGGGAGGTATCGTTAGATATCGAAAATCGGCGGTATGTATTTGACATGCTAACCGGACGAAACCTAACGGCTGATCAGGATGTCCGCCCTCCTGCTATCTTTAGCACGGCGTATGACAACATTGAGAGTCAAAGCTATACCAATAGTGCGATAGGGTATAAAAACATAGCTGTGGTCGGTGGACAAGGCGAGGGAGAAGACCGAAAAATCGTTACAGTAGGTACATCAACAGGTTTAAATAGATACGAAATGTTTGTGGATGCCAGGGACGTTGGGACTGAGGAAGAAGGGAAAACGCAAACTGAGGCAGAGGTAGAGCAGATGTTGACGGATAGAGGGCGTGAAAAACTGGCAGAAGTGAAAAGGGTAGAATCCCTCGAAGCCAAGATTCTGACCCAATCTAATCTCAGCTACCGTAAGGATTACGACTTGGGGGATGTCGTGACGGTGCTAAATCGTCAGTGGGGACTCATCATGAACACAAGAATAACAGAAGTGGCGGAAGTGTATGAACCCTCCCAAGTTCGTATTGATGTTACTTTTGGTAACAGCATTCCCACTTTGGCAGATGTAATAGGACGAAAACTAAGGAGTTGATAAGCTTGGCTGAAACCTATAGATTTTTTGACTCGACCGATACGGACGAACGACTCTACACGGCAGACGAATTTGCCGAATATTTTCGGCAAGTCCTCAGTGACGGCATATTTAACGGAGGCAAAAACTTAAAAGTTGAGTCTACGGGAAAAAATATGGAAACGTATATCCAGCCAGGTTATGCCTGGTTGCAAGGATATCTATATGCCGTAAAGGATACGAAGCTAAACCTACAGCACCCTTACCCACATGCTACGCTAGATCGTATTGATCGGGTTGTCATAAGGCTGGATAAACGCCTGGAACATCGGTATGTACGAGCTTTTGTCAAAGAAGGGACACCCTCGACTACTCCCAGCCCTCCAAGTTTGACGAGAAATGACAACGTGTTTGAAATCAGCCTGGCGCAAGTAAAGGTTGTGAAAGGTAAATCTTATGTAGAAGCTTATCAAATAACAGACGAGAGGCTAAACAAAACTGTATGCGGCATTGTTAACTCCCTTATACAGGCCGACACGACCACTATTTTTAATCAATTCCAGAAATGGTTTGAAAGCCGTACAGCAGACTTTGAAAAAGAGTGGAAAGAATGGCTGGAGAAGATGAAAGATCAAGGGGGAGGGAAATTTGGTGTAACATCCGTCAACGGTAAGACCGGGGATGTGATACTGATGGCCAAACATGTTGGGGCCCCAAGTGTAAATGATCTTCGAGCATACGCCCTGAAAGGTGAACCAGCGGGGCAGTACACGCCTACGTTTTTGAATGGTTGGTACGTACAAGCAGGCGAAGTCAAAGGGGTTTGCTACTACAAGGATCAATTTGGCTATGTCCACCTTTACGGCACTTGCTCAGGGACTAAAACCGAGTTTGGTACACCCTTGTTCAACCTCCCGGCTGGGTTTCGTCCAAGTGGTGTAATCCGCGTCGGTTGTCTGATGATCAACTTTGCAGACTACTCCAGATCTATTCAATTTATGGGAGTTTACCCAAGTGGAGAGGTATTGGTAGAAAGTTATGGGCTACCCGGTTTTGTCTCGTTTAGCATTTTCCCCTCCTCATTTACGGA